CTTATTGTAACTTGCCCACTTAATTTTAAGTTACAATCTGTGGTTGAACTGTGCTGCTGTGCACTCCACTTCGGATCACTTCATAATTCTTAGAAAAATGAAATGACTCGGAAACCCATAGTTGTTACGCCACTACTACCAAGAAAAACCTTGGGCCCGTGGCCAATGCAGTTACGCACGACAACTATGGTGGGTACTAAATGAACTTCCTCGATTTCTGCTTAAGCCCACCACCACCTGTTCAGGGTGGTTTATAACTGCAGTCCACGCTATAGCTACAGTGGGTAGTTAAGCTACTCCATTCATTTAGTTAAACACACCTGGATGCTAAACCCCAGAATGTGCCGATGTCCCCATTTAACCGCTAGTGCAGGTTACAATCAAACTTGTTGGCCCTACTACGCCATTACTTGCTAAAGGTAATGACACAGCAAGTTGCTCATTGGTTAAGATGTACCCAACCCTAGTTACATCTATCAACGATCATAACTCAGTAAGCTTAAGCCGGGTTCGCACCATCTTATAGAGTTATGACCATTGCTCAGTCGCAGACGGCTTATAGCTAAACCTTAGTTTAACGTCCTTGGCTGGCCAACAAGGCATGCTGGTCCAACACACCTATTGATTGCCCCGCTGTCACGTGTTCGGATCACTGACAAACGGTTAACATCATGGCTCCCAACAATTGTACAGCTTGTTGGTGTAGAAGGAACGCCACCTCCTGACAAAGCGTCCACCAGCTCAGTGCAAATCAAACCAAACACTATGATTCGCACCTACTGGTGCAACACTGGGTGGCAACACGTTCGCTGTTGCCAAATCCAGTCCCCGCTTAGTTACATACTTTTCAAAATAACTTTCAATATCCACCTGCAATGCCGGACTAATTCCAAACGCCATCTCAAACGAAATGCGTGTGTCACTAGTGATCGGCTGCGCCACTGTATGTGCATAATACTGTGGCGAGCTGTGGACACCTAAGTTAAGTTGACGGAGCTTGTAAACATCGTCACTGTCAAAAACGTTCGACAATGACGTAGCCTCAAGCGCTTTCAACACTGCTAATGCCAGTGGTTGTAGGATTGGTACCCCTAATTGTGTTACCAATTCACACAACGCCATTGATTTCATCATACGCAAACCAAAGCCAGGATCGTGAAAATGGCGGTGAGAGCATAGAAATGTGGCGATTGCTCGCCACGGCCTTCTAACAAATCTCCAACTGCCATTGACACAAACTGGCCTTGACCTGCAGAAATCAATGGATTGAAAGTGCAAGTGGATTTGAGGAGTTGTCTCAAACCCACAAGTCAGCGTGAATAATCTAAACTGCTGGCAAGTCAGGGCGTTACGCTCTAATATCAGGAGAACATCGTCCCCGTCAATCAGAGTGTCCCACTTCCTGATCCGCAGCGCCGTAACCATGGCATAGATCACACAGAAGACAATCAAACAATTGCCTAATGCTGTATCCATGTCACCGCTACAGCGCTTACCTCTCAAGGCATACTTGATGCCATGAGCTGTACAGCACTTAGAAACCAATGTCCAAGAGCATAATCTACGTAACATTGGATCTCTGAACAAAC